CGATTCACCCTGAACGTGGCCGCGATGGACGACGACCAGTTTGATCGTCTGTCCGAGGCTGAAAAGCGTCGTTTGCGCGGCGACTGATCGCCGTGTGAGCCCAGGCAGTAGCAGACCCGCCACCTGCTACTGCGCCCAATTTCTGGCGTTTTCGTCCGTAGGCCGTGACGTAAAAGGGCCTGGCCTCTTGACTGCCCATGTCATGTCATTCGCTTGAGGGCGGCGCATGTCCCAAGAACCCGACCATTCTTAGGAGCAAGACATGCTGACGAATTTTGGCGCTTTGACACCCCAGCAAAAGCTGGTGTGGAGCCGTGATACCTGGAGCGCAGCGCGCGACCAGATGTTCCTCAAGCGTTTCATGGGCAAGACCCAAAACGCCATGATCCAGGTGATCAAGGAACTGACCAAGACCGAAAAGGGTGACCAGGCCCTCATCCAGCTGGTGGCCGATCTGGTGGAAGACGGCGTGATCGGGGACAACGAGCGCGAAGGCAACGAAGAGGCCATGCAGTCGTACAGCCAGGTGATCTCGCTGGACCTGATGACCCACTCGGTACGCAACCAGGGCAAGCTGGCCGACCAGCGCACGGTGATCAGCTTCCGTGAGCAGGGCCGCGACAAGCTGGCCTACTGGCTGGGCAATCGCTTCGACCAACTGGGCTTTCTGACCATGTCGGGCATCAGCTACGAGTTCAAGAACAACGGTGCGCGCCGCACAAACTCGCCCTTCCCGAAGCTGGCGTTCGCGGCAGACGTTGCTGCGCCCACCTCCAAGCGCTCGCTGATGTGGGATGGCCAGAGCCTGGAGTTCTCCAACACCGGCAGCATCACCAAGGACTGCCTGCCCAGCTACAAGATGATCGTGGACCTGATCGCCTATGCCAAGGAGCACTACGTGCGCCCCTTGAAGGATGGCGGCAAGGATTACTTCGTCCTGCTGGTGGCGCCGGGCACCCTGGCCAACCTCAAGAAGGACCCCGACTACCAGCGCGCGGTGGTGGCCGTGGCGACCAAGGCTGGCACCGATTCCCCTTGGTTCACGGGTTCGACCGTGACCGTGGACGGCGCGGTGATCCATGAGCACAACCTGGTCTACACCACCAAGGGCGCGCCGGCTGGCAGCAAGTGGGGCGCGGGCGGCAATGTGAACGGCACCCGCACCTTGCTGTGCGGTGCACAGGCCATGGCCATGGTGGACCTGGGCGCGCCGGACTGGGTGGAAAAGCTGTTCGACTACGACAGCCGCCAGGGCATCAACATCGACAAGATGCTGGGCCTGCTCAAGCCCCAGTTCTACAGCATCTACGACGAGTCGGTCGAGGACTTCGGGATCATCGGTCTCGATCACTACATCGGCTAACCCTTTCAGCGCCCAGGCCCGCACCGCGCGGGCTGCGGGCGAAGTGGTTCCTTTTGTTGTTGAACAAGGAGAGCAGCAATGCCTATCAAGAAAAACTCCGGCCGCCAGGACCTGCTGGTGGCCTTTGTGGATGTGAAGTTCAGTGATCTGGCACCAGGTGCCAACCCCGCCATCGAGGTGCCCCACGGCGCCGTGCTGGTGGGCGGCGATGTGGTGGTGACGACGCCTTTCAACTCGGCCACCTCGGCCACAGGCACCGTGGGCGACCAGGGCGATGCGGACCGTTACGGCACCGTGGACCTGAAGCAGGCCGGCCGCACCGCGCTGACCATCACCGGCCACAAGCACAGCGTGGCAGATAGCGTGCTGCTGGGCTTTGCCCAGGTGGGCAGCGCGACGGCCGGGGCCTTGCGCCTGACCCTGCACTACTACGTGGAAGGCCGCGCCGCCTTCAGCCAGGGCTGAAACACAGTGGTGGGGCTTCGCGCCCCTTTGGCCCGGTGACCGGTGGCCCCTGTCACCGGGGTTTTTGAGCATCCCAGACCGTTGATTTCCAAGAGGTGATCCATGAAATTCCGCAGCCCAGGCGAGCAGCCTTTGCACATTGGCCTGACCAGTGGCCACACGCTGGTGATTCCCCCCGAGGGCGTTGAAGTGCCCGATATGTTCCGCCGCGAAGCCATCTCGCGCGGGGCTGAGCCCTTGGCCGATTCGGGCGCCTCGATCGCTCCCGTTGGCGATGCGGCCCAGGCCGGCAGCGGCCAGGCCGCCGCCGACAAGCGCTTTGACCTGATCAAGGAGGCCTTGCGCACCATGCTCAACGGAGCCAATGAAGAAGACTTCACCGACGGTGGCAAGCCTGCCCTGCAGCGCCTGAAGGCGGTGGCGGGCTTCAACATCACGCGCGCGGAAGCGGATGAAGCCTGGGCCCAGGTCCAAGCCGAAGAAGCCGAAGCCGGCAACAGCTGATCCAGGCAGGGCGCGCCATGAACCTCCAAGAGCTGATCAACGAACTGCGCATCGCGCTGGCGGATGAGGTGGAGCCTTGTCTGTGGAGCGATGAGGCGCTGACCAGCTACCTCAACGAGGCCGTGCAGGAATCCTGCGAGCGGGCACTACTCATTGAGGACATGACGACAGAGGCGGTATGCCGCATTGCCCTGCAGCCAGGGCAGGCCGTGTACCGCCTTCACCCGTCCGTTTTGAAGGTGGAGCGCGCCCTGGTGGATGGCAAGCCACTGACCGAGACCAGCATTGAACGGCTGGACGAGGGCATGTCCAACTGGGAGGCGCGCCGCGGTGAGCCACGCCAGTATGTGTTTGTGCAAGCTGGCGGTGCTGGCCAGCCGGCCATCCAGCTGGTGCCCGAGCCTGTTGCACCTGGGCTGCTGAAGCTGCGGGTGTACCGTGGCGCCTTGGTGCCGATGGCAGCGGCTGCAGCAGAGACCGACGCGCCGGAAATCCCTGTGCGCCACCATCGCAAGCTGATGAACTGGGCCCTGCGCTGTGCCTATCTGCGCCCCGATGCGGATGGCTATGACCGGGACCGGGCCCAAGTGCACGAAGCCATGTTTGAACGGGACTTCGGCGCGCGCCCGGATGCGAACGTGCAGCGCAAGCAGCGCGACAAGCGCCCGCGCCTGGTCAGATCCCACTGGTAACCCCGCCTAGGGTTTGAGCCGCGAGGGTGCTTTGCTGACACTGCCAGCCAGTGAAACCAGCAAAGGCACGTCATGGCCACCGATCAAGAACGCCAGCAACTGATTAACCAGATCCCGACCGAGCAGGGCCGTGCAGCACCGGCTGCGAAGCGGCTGGGCAGCTTGAGCACCTCGGAAGTCGGGCGCAACCTGACCAACACCGCCATGGCCTTGCCGGCAGTCGGGGGCGCAGTGCGTGCGGCTGCAGCAGCGCCGGCGGTGTCCCGTCTGGTGGGAGGCAGCATCGCTGGGGCGGGCAGTGTGGCCGGGGCCGCCAAGGCTGCAGCCCCTTACATCACCCCAGGCGCAGGCCTGGCTGCGGTGTCTGCTGCATCGGAAGCGGAGCGCCCAGCAGCCGCGCAGCGCTTGGCCACCTACCAGCCCCAGGGCGCGCCGCCCCAGCAGCCGGCCGCCGCGTCACCGGCGCCGGCACAAACCGCCGCCGCGGCAATCCCGAACGCTCAGACCGGCCAGATCGAGTTTGATGCGGCCACCAATACCTATTCCGGCAAGGATGTGGGCGCTGGGGCGCAGATCTTGAATGGGCGTGGCGGTGGGGCAATCAGTGCACAGAACCAGCAAGCCGCTGATCGGCTGGCCCAAATGCAGCAGTTTGAGAGCGTGGCGCGCGTGGCCGGCAGCGACAACGTGCCGCAAAGCCCCCAGCGGGGCATGCTGGCCGTGCCGACGGCCACCCACAGCGGCAACGATTGGCGGGCGCGCGAGACTCTGCGCCGTCTGAAGATGGATGCCGACAGCCTGATCCACAAGGATCCAAGGGCGCGCCGGCAGGCCCAGGCGGCGTACCAGCAGGCGGCAACGGCCGATGTGGCGGCCATGACCGGTGGGCAGACCAACATCGATGCGAAGGCGATGGAGCTGGATGCTGGGCTACAGCGCGAAGGCATGCAGCAGCAAGGGGCGAACCACCGCGCCGGCATTGGGGCCCGCGCGGCGGCTTTGAGGCTGGCCATGGATGGCCGGCGCTTGAACCTGGAGGAAACGACGCAGGGTTTCCAGAACCGCCAGGCCCAGCGGGTGGAGCAGGCCCAAGCTGCGTATCTGACTGCAGAGACCGACGAGGCGCGCAACGTGGCGCAAAAGCGGCTTGCCACGCTGACCGGGCGCGCCGATGCGGCTGACTGGGGCGTGCAGGTGACGCCGACCACCAAGAACGTGGACGGATCCACCACCCAGGGTAGCGTGATCCGCTACAACAAGCGGACCGGGGATGTGCAGCGCGTGGATGAGGGCGGCAGCGCGCCCGCGGCGCCGGAGACGGCCAACGCTGCGCAGCGTGTGCTGGGGCAGGTGTACACCGCACCGAATGGCCAGCGCGTGCGGTGGACGAAGGAGGGTTGGCAGGCTGCTTGAGTGAGGTGGAAGGGGCGGGCACAGATGAAGTGAAGCTGCCTGACACTACAAGCGAGATTGGCGTGGTGGTGTTAGGGGGTAAGGTGTTGCGCAAGTATCCAAAGCTAGCGGCCCAGTTCCATGCCTAGTACGGCCAGGGGGCCGCAGTGCGGTACTTAGCATGGTCGCTAAGAGCCGTAGTCGTCAGCGGTGGCCTGCGAGATGTGGTGTCGAAAGGTGTTGCAAGAGTGTCCAGTTTGGGCGTGAAAGTGCCATATTTGCACTGTTGAGTACAAAGTCATGTAGCGTTTGCTAAGATTCACGCTATGAAATATCCAACGCTGTTCAACGAGAAGAGGACTGCACAAGCTGCGGCTTTCTTGCTGCACCGTGCTGGAGGTAAGTTGCCTCTGTTGAAGCTCATGAAGCTGATGTACTTGGCTGAGCGTGAGTCGTTGCGCAGATTCGGTGAGCCAATTACAGGCGACAAGCTAGTTTCCATGCCCCATGGCCCGGTACTCTCGATGACGTACGAGTACATGAATGGCAACATCACCAGCAAGGAAGGTGGCTGGGCCACGTGGATTGAAGACCGTGCTGGTCATGATGTGGCTCTGCGCGATCAGAGCATGCTTCGCTCTCCTGAAGAGGATTTGCTTGAGCTGAGTGAAGATGACCTGGCGATCCTTGAAGAGACTTGGCGCCAGTTTGGACACTTGAGCAAGTTTGCCTTGAGAGACTACACCCATAGCGGTGCCTGCCCTGAATGGGTTGATCCACAAGGATCAAGTGCTGCGATTCCTTTGGATCGTTTGTTCTCAGCCCTTGGTTTCAGCCCTGAAGGTATTACTTCGGCGGTCAAGCACCTGACTGAGCAAGCACAGTTGAACGCTGCATTTAGCTGATATGCCGTGGAGCTGTGAGCAAGGAGCTTGTTTACTCGTGCCGTCTGGGCCGGAAGAGTACAAGCACTTGTTTGCAATAGCGGTGGGCCCCAAAGCTTTGGATGGCTACGGGACACAACCACACGTGATCATGGTCAGCGTGACCACAGTGAAACCGCAGTTCCCGCACGATCCTGCCTGTGTGATTAGGGCCGGAGAGCATCCATTTGTCACCCACGACAGTTACGTCTACTACCGTGACCCTCGCGTTGAGTCAGTCGCGCACGTACAGAACATGGTGGATAACGCTGTTTGGCAGGCTCGTGAACCATGCAGTCCAGAGCTGCTGCAAAAAATTCGCGCCGGCTTGCTTGCTTCGACGCGGGTTCCCAGGTACATCAAGCAGCTGATCGCTGAGTAAAAAGCCCTCGTAAGAGGGCTTTTTTGTTATGCGCCAAGCTTAAAGCGTTCGTCACTGGTGGCCTGTGCAGCTGCTAACTCCCGCTTTAGCTCAGCCAGCTCCTCTATGGTGGAGATGTACTCGATCTCAATCTCTCGCAACCAGCCTATTTCATCAGACAGGCGACTCTCGAGCATGCGAGCCTTTTTGCCATCTTCTTCGGCCTCTGCTTTCGCCAAATTTGCTTCGATCTGACTAATCGCGTCTTGAACCTTGTTTACTTTGCTCTTGGCAATTCTCGCCTGCGACTCAAGCGCTGCAATTGCCAGTTGAAGCCTCATTCCCTCGCTAAGTGCGTCTATTACGTGAGGCTTGGCGTAGGAGGTGCCAGCCGCAGGCGGCGTGTGTTCAGAGCGAGTCTTGAAGGTCTGCTCAAGACGGGCAACAACCTCAGCCGTCAACGAGCGCTTGTTCTCTAGGGCTGCAGCATCAAGCGCATCCTTGAGAGTTTGAGGTATGCGCATGTAGATGGTTGGGTCATTTCTTGCCATCTATGCACTGTGCCATGAAAAGCACTTGCAATGTTCTAAGCACCGTGTATAGAATGCATCGTGCACAGATGGTGCATAGAAAAAACTAGGAGCATTAAATGCAAGTAGGACGTGGATCACCGGCGGTTATTGTTCGCATGACTGACGAAATGAAAGCGTGGCTAAAGCACCAAGCTATTGATAACCGACGCTCACTTAATGCAGAAATACTGCATCGCTTGGAGCAAAGCCGCAAAGCAGAAGAGGTCCTGCATGAAAAGCAGGCCTGAAAAAGGAAACGCCTCTGGAGGTAGGAGTCCAGAGGCGTCGATTGTCAAAAACCAACTTCTCACAGAAGGCATCAACATGTCCGATTCTAAAGCACTGACCGTGGCAGGTACAACCGTTCGCCAAGTGGGTGGGCTCTATTCGCTGAATGACCTGCACAAAGCAGCTGGCGGAGAACCGAAGCATCAACCCGGGAAATTCTCTAGCCTTGAACAAACCAAGGCACTTATCGCTGAGCTTGGAAACTCTCCAGATTCGGAGAGTTTAAAAATCACTAACGGCCGTAATGGCGGCACCTACGCCTGCAAAGAGCTGGTGATCGCCTATGCCGCCTGGATCAGCGCAGCGTTCCACCTGAAGGTGATCCGCGTGTTTCTGGATGCGGTGCAGCCGGCCGCGCCGGCCATCGACTACGCGCGCATCAACCCCGCACAAAAGCAGGACCTGCGCGAGATCGTGCAGGCGATTGTGGATGCGGGTGTGCAAAAGCATGCCGAGACCTGGGCGCGCTTTCAAAAGAAGTTCCGCATCAACAGCTATGAGGAGCTGCCGGCCAGCCGCTATGAAGAGGCGCGGGCCTACCTGATTGCCAAGCTGCCCAACGGGTATGCCGGCGAGGTGGTGAGCGAGGTGCCCGCGCCCCAGCTGAGTTTGGACGATGCGGTGCGGTTGGACATGGCGTTCAACTTGGCCACGCAGGCCGCAGCGCAGATGCAGCGCGAGGTGTTCAAGGGGGTGATGGCGGGTGACGCCAGCTGGAAGCACGGGCGGTTGATGTTGTCGTTTGATGCAACGGGTGAGGGTGGCTTGGTATCGAACGTCAAACCGATTGATCACAATGCCTATGTGATGCCGCTGGAGCACTTTCACTGCGCGGTGGAGGATGCCCTGTTTGTGGACGCGCCGACGCTGGCCAAGCTGGTGAGTGTGTGCACCACGCGCCTGAGCCGGATGGCTGCACGTGCGCCGGGCGCGGCGCTGGCCTGAGTCGCCCTGTGTTCACATGAACCCGCTGCGGCGGGTTTTTTGTTGCACCCCGCCTAGGCGTAGGCCAAACAGACCGCCTGCGCGAATCTGGTGGGATGGCACAAGATACATCGCAAGAGCGCGGCGCAGCAGCACCGAAGCGCATTTATTCAGACGCAGAACTGGGCTTTGGGGCCAGCGGTACAGGGGCGCAGCCCACCAGCGCGCCCAAGGTCTACACCGATGCAGAGCTGGGCTTTGCCCCCCAGGCACCGAGCCTGGGGCGCTCGGTGGGCGACTCAGCGATTGCACTGGGCACCGGGGTGGCCCAGGGCGTCAAGATGGTGTCGGACGCCTTTGGGGCCAACAACGCGGTGTCGCGCCTGATGGGCAAGGGGATCCAGGCGGCCGAAGGCCTGGAGTCCGACTACCGCAAGGCAGAAAAGCAAGAGCGCGCCCGCAAGATCAAGGCCGCCGAGGATTCCGGCAGCACCTGGGAAGAGGTGAAGGCCTATGCCGGCAGCATGGTCGATGCACCGCTGGACACGACGCTGAATGCCGTGGGCTCAGTGGTGCCGACCCTGGCCGCGGCGGCGCTGACGGGTGGCGGCAGTGCGGCGGCCCAACTGGCCGCGCGCGCTGCACCGGTGGCGATTGGTGCGGTGCAGGGGGCCGGTGCGGTCAAGGGTGGCATCTACGACGCGGTGGAGCAGCGGCACTTGGAGGCCGGTGCCACCCCGGAGCAGGCCGCCGAGCGCGCCGGCGCCGCCCAGGCCTATACCGGCGACAACCTGGGCAGCATTGCCGCCGGCGCTGGGCTGGGCATGCTGGCGGGATCGACCGGGGCAGAGGCCGCAGTGCGCCGCCTGGCACGCGTGGGGGCAGCCAAGCAGGCCGCCGACGCATCGGCCGTGGGAATCGCCAAGGGGGCCGCAGTGGGCGCCGCCAAAGAAGCGCCGATGGAGGCCGTGCAGGGTGGCCAGGAGCGACTGGCCGCCAACCTGGCAGAGCAGGGCGAAGGGTTTGACACACCGACGATGCGCGGTGTCTTGGGTCAGGCTGCGCTGGAAGGCATGGCCGCCGCGCCCCTGGGCGGTGGGCTGGGCGCTGTGGAGGCCAGCGGCCGCGCTGGGCGTGCCGACCCTGCCGCTGCACGGCACAACGCCGAGGCGGCAGCGCAGGATGCCCAGGCCAAGACCGATGCCCAGCTGGCGGACGATGCGATGGTGGCCGATGCCCAGCTGCAGGCCCAGCAGCGCGCCCAGGAGCTGGCCGAGCAAGAGGCGCGCACCCCGGAGGTGCCCCAGACCCCGCCACCGGATGGGGCCGCAGCCCTGCGTGCCCAGCAGGAAGCCGCGGCAGCCGCGCGCCAGCAGGCGCTGGAGATCAGCCGCGCCGTGCAAGAGCCCGACGACGAAATCCTGCAATCCACCGGCCAGGCCGAGCCCGTGCGCCCCAGCGAAGCCATGGGCCTGCGTGCAGATGCCGGTGGCCTGGAGTCGGTGGCCGCCATGGCTGTGGATGCTGGACTGACCGAGCAGTTGCAGGCCCAGACGGCGGCACAGCAACCCGAAGCACAGCAAAAACAAGAGCAATCAGCGCAAGACCAACAAGGCATCAACGCCGAAACGGGCGAGGTGTCTGACGCGACGCGCGAGCAGCAGATCCGCGAGCGCCTGGACTTCCTGGGCCAGCAGGGGCGCGCCCAGGGCTGGTCGCCCGAAGCGGTGGCCCAGCGCGATGCCTTGCAGCAGGAGCTGGACTTGCTGAGCCCAGGCCAGCGCATCGAGCAGCTGAATGCCCAGGCGGATGCCGCTGCGGCCGAAGCCACCGATTGGGCGGGGCGCCAGTACAAGCCCAACCCCCAGGAGCTGCCAGAACACGCCGCGCAGGGCGGGCCGGCGGATGTGGGTGAGGCGAACGAGCAGCGCCGCCTCAAAAAAGTGGTGCAGGCCAAGGGGAAGGAAGCCAGCGCGCGTTCCCAGGCCGATGCGCTGCAGGCGCAGGGCAATGCAGCGGCCCAGCTGGCCGCCAAGCACGACCTGGCAGCCCTGCGCCGCAAGAAAACCGACGAGATGAGCACCGAGGAACTGCAGGCCCTGGCCGCAGACCTGGGCCCCCGGCATGTGCGTGCCAAGCGGTTGCAACAAGCGATTGCAGAGCGCGAGGCCCAGCCGCAGCCAGCTATCAACCAGGGAGTGAATGACCGTGGCCCTCAAACCGATCAAACCCAGCAAGCAAGCCCGCAACAGCCGCAAGCAGGCGCAGCGCCGGGCCTTGCAATCGACAGCGGCGCGCCAGCAGCTGGAGCGCAAGCAGCCAAGCTGATCGCCCAGGAAGGCAACCAGCGCCGTGAAGCCGAGCAGCAGCGCAAGCTGCAGGCCTCCGAGCGCTGGACGCGCATGACCACGGTGGAGCGCCAGGCCGCGGCCGAGCAGGCCCATGGCCTGAATGCGGTGGCCAAGAAGAACCTGCACAGCCGCGCCTGGGCGGACATCTCAGAAAAGAACCGCAAGGCGCTGCTGGACGTGGTGGTGCCCCAGGCCGAGGCGGCCAGCGACATGCAGGCCTTTGCGCCGGAAACAGGCACGCTGGGCATCCCGCGCGACCAGATGCCCCAGGTGCCCACCCAGTCGCACGGGGGCCTGGTCAAGCACCTGAACGCCCAGGGCATTGCCCACGAAACCACGACCGTGGACGCAGCCGCGCTCAAGCCCACCCAGGCGGAATACTCGCCCAGCAAGGTGGCACAGGCCAAGCAAGCCACGGGCGGCCGGGCGGTGATCGTGTCCAACGACGGTCACATCATCGACGGGCACCACCAGGCCATGGCTGCGGCCGAGGACGGCAAGCCTGTGAAGGCCATTGTGCTGGACGCGCCCGTGGAGCAGGCCCTGGAGGCGGTGAAGGCTTCGCCGAGTGTGCAAAACAGCGCGCAGAAGCAAGAAGCGCCGCCGACACCAGACGGCGCGGGCAATCTGCCGTTGTTCAGCAGCCGCTCAACGGCGCCAAAAACACAGCTTGCGCTGGAGCGTGTGCAGCAGATGGTGGAAACGGCCCTGGCGGACATCCCCGGCACGCCACCAGTCCACGTCGTGCGCGGCCCCGCTGACCTCGGCCTGGTCGTGGCGGGGGAGGACGTGCATTCGGGCGTCACCCTCCGCAGTGGGGACATTTACGTGTTTCAGTCCGGTGTAGGGTCTGAACTCGATGTGCTGAAGACGGTTTTTCATGAGTTGTTCCATCGAGGGCTGCGAAACATCTTGCCGACCGATCAGTATGTGCAAACCATGCTGGATCTGGCCAAGCGCGATAACCGTGTGCAGTCCAATGCTAACGCATGGAAGCGCCTGCCGATTGCTGCCGAGCAGCGGGCTGAACTGGCAAAACTGGGGTTTGCCGGCAGTGAGTTGCAGGCACGCTACGAGGCCCTGGCCATCGAGGAAGGCCTGGCCGTGGTGGCCGAGGAACTCAAGGCCGAGCGCCAGGCCGGCACGCGGTCGGTGCGGCTGCGTGCCCTGGCCGGCTGGGTGGCGGGGATTGCTGACAAGCTGGGCTTGCAGCGGGTGGGGCATGCCATTCGCCGCATGAGCTACAACGAGGCAGAGCGCTTTGTGTTGTCTGCGATCGAGGCATCTGGCCAGTCCGTGGCCACCAGCACGCAGCCCCCGGCATCGTTCCGGCGGGCAGGCACCGGCACACCGCAAGAGTTTGATGTGCCCGGCTTCTTGAAGGCGATGAACCAGGGCCGCCCGGACGTGACCGAGCACGCACGGGCCCAGGCGGTGCAGCGCGTGCAGGCGACGGCCGATGCCATCCGCAAGGCCTGGGCGAATGGGCCGGAGGTGGTGGTGGCCTTCGATATGGCCGACCCCGCCATTCCGTCCGCTGTGCGCCAGGCGGACCTGCAGCAGCGCAGCGGCGGCGCCAGCGGCGACCCTGAAGGCTTCTACTACGAGGGCAAGGCATACCTGCTGGCCAGTCAGCTGCAAACACCGAACGATGCGGCGCGCGTGCTGTTCCACGAATCCTTGGGTCACCATGGCCTGCGAGGCGCATTTGGCAAGGCGCTGGACGGCATCCTGGACGAGATCGCCACGATGCGCAAAGCGGATGTGGACGCGAAGATCCAAGAATACGGCCTGCGCGGTGGGAAGGCCCTGGACCACCGGATCGCGGCCGAGGAAGTGCTGGCCGAGATGGCGCAGAGCCAGCCCCACATCGGGTTTGTGAAGCGCGCGGTGGCGGCCATCCGGGCCTGGCTGCGCGCGCACGTGCCAGGGTTCAACAACCTGAAGGTGTCCGATGCGGAGCTGATCCGCAATTACATCCTGCCGGCGCGCGCCTGGGTGGAGCGGGGCGGCTTGCCTGCGTTGGCACAGTCAGACGTCGGGTTCAGCCGCAGTGCGATGAAATCCGTGGATGCCAATGTGGCGCGCGGCCGGCGTGCGATGCAGAAAGTGTTGCTGGACAAGGCAGACCAGCATCGCGCCATGTTTCGCAACGGCTTGGGGTGGGTGGACTTTACTTGGGGCGACAGCAAGCGCGGGGTGGCACACATCATCAAGCGCCGGATGGAGTCGGACGGTATGAGCCTGGAGAACGTTCAGCGCATGCTGCTGGACAAGGTCGTGGAGACCATCGCCGCTGGGACAGAGGTCAGGCGCACCGAAAGTGGGCTGGCGACACGTTTGGTCCTGGACCACAACGGGAATGAAGCCGTGTTGGTCAAACGCAAGGGTGCCAATGGCTGGCTGCTGACCGCTTATGAAATGGTGCCCGGTGCATCGGCGGGGGGTGCGACCCGACCCTCTGCTACGCAATCCAGCGCTACACGTTCTCGAGATGAATTGGGCGCGGGCACGCCAACTATTCTGAAGAAGAACAAGGATGTTGGCAAGAAGGACGCAACACAGGCCCAAAACGCAAAGCCGCTTGGGGAACGCACCGGGCCCAGTGCGCCAACTGTCAAAGACAGCTCTCCTTATCCCAGGAGCCAAAGCGGCGAATCAAGTTTACCGCCAGCGTCCCAAACTGACAACGACGCGCCGATGTTCAGCCGCTCCAAGCTGGCGGACCTTAAAACCAAGGGCCTGGAGCTGGCCCACAACGCGATGACCCACCCTGGCAAGATCAGCCTGTGGGACAAGACGGTGGGCACCATGCGGCACATCGCCCAGCGCTACCCGGCCTTCAAGCCGGTGTTTGAGTCGGCCCAGCAGTTCATCGATGACGTGTCCAGCGTGGCCAACGAGGCCGCCCAGATGGCCCCGCGCCTGATTCCCCGGGTGGAGAGCCTGGGCGACCTGGCCAAGAAGCCGATTTCTGTGGCGGACAACCAGGCGATTGGCAAGGCGCTGTTTGCCGGCACGCTGGACTGGGGCCGCGACCAGCACGGCAAGGCCATGCCCATGGAGGCGCTGCGCGCGAAGTACCGGGGCCTGACCACCGAGCAAAAGGCCGAGGTGCTGCTGGCTGCCAAGAAGATCGAGCCCAAGATGCTGGCGGCCTTGCGGGGCAAGAAGCTGGAGCAGTTCGACACCCTGATTAACAACAAGTTTGAGAGCACGATTCTCAAAGCGGGTGCGGCGTTCAACCACACAGAGCTGAAAGAGTTCTTCGGGCTCAATGACCAGCAGATCAGTCTGTACGACGAAGCCCGCGCGACCGTGGACAAGTCGCTGGACATCACCGCCCGCGCGGAGATGCTGCGCACGCTGGGCCGGGACTGGGACGGGATGCGAGAGATCGTGATGGACGCGCCCACGCTGACCGAGGCCTGGCAGCTGCTGGACGACGAGCTGGAGCAGCGCGCCAAGCAGCACCCGGACACGCGCGATCGGCAGGCCACGCTGATGCAGCAGCTGTCCACCACCGTGGCCAAGGCCAAGGAGCTGATGGACCATGGCTACATGCCGCTGCAGCGGTTTGGCAAGTACACGGTGGACGTGGTGGATGCGGCCGGCGAGCGCGTCTACTTCGGGATGTTTGAGAGCAAGGCCGAGAGCCACCGCATGGCCCGTGCCATGGAGCGTGAGTACCCCGGCGCCGCCGTGACCCAGGGCACCATCAACGACCAGCAGTTCAAGCTGTTTGCCGGCATCACGCCGGAGACGGCCGAGCTGTTTGGCGCGATGCTGGGCCTGGACGCCGAGGGCAACCAGGCCAAGGACCAGGCGTTCCAGGAGTACCTGAAGCTGGCCAAGAACAACCACAGCGCCATGAAGCGGTTGATCCACCGCAAGGGGATTGCCGGCTACAGCGAGGACGTGGGCCGGGTGCTGGCCAGCTTTGTGTACTCCAACGCGCGCGCTGCGGCCACGGGGCTGAACGCCGGCAAGATGGAGGCGGCGATCCACACCCTGAACACCGAGCACAAGGACCTGGGTGAGCTGGGCGAGATTGCGGCCAAGCTGCGCAGCTACATCCAGGATCCGCAGGAAGAGGGCCAGGTCATCCGGGGCATGCTCTTTGCCCAGTACCTGGGCGGCTCCATCGCTTCGGCCATGGTCAACATGACCCAGCCGTTTGCAGTGACCATGCCCTGGCTGAGCCAGTACGGCGGCATGGCCAAGGCCGGGCGCTTCATGGCCGGTGCTTTGCAGGACATGAGCAAGAGCGCCATGGACAAGGGGTTCCGGTACGCGCCGGATCTGGCCCATGCCCTGAAGATGGCCGAGGACGACGGCGTGGTCTCGCCCCAGGAAATCCACCAACTGATGGCCCAGGCGCGCGGTGCCGGGGGGCTGCGCAGCGGCGACGGCACCAAACTGGGCGATGCGCGCGCCAAGGCCTCGAACTTGTGGGAGAAGGGCAAGGTGGCCTGGGGCCAGCCCTTCGCGCTGGCCGAGCAGTTCAACCGCCGCAGCACCTTCATTGCGGCCTATCGGCTGGCCAAGGACCAGGGCATGGACAACCCGGCCCAGTTTGCCCGGGATGCCGTGGTGGAAACGCAGTTCCTGTACACCAAGGCCAACAAGCCCCAGTGGGCGCGTGGGGCCATCGGCGGGACCTTGTTCACCTTCAAGACCTATTCCGTCAGCTTCCTGGAGTTGATGCAGCGCACCTGGAACGGCGGCGAGCCTGGCAGCCCTGAGCGCGCCGCCGGCCGGCGGGCCGTGGGCTGGGCCATGTTGATGCTGATGCTCATGGGCGGCGCTGGGGGACTGCCGTTTGTGGAGGATCTGGAGGATGTGATCGACGGCGCGGGCCAGGCCATGGGCTACAACCTCAGCAGCAAGCAGTGGCGCCAGGAGTTCATGGCCGAGTGGCTGGGCCAGGAGCTGGCAGGCTTTCTGGAGCAGGGCCTGTCAGGCCTGCCGGGCGCGCCCATCGATGTGTCGGGCCGCCTGGGCATGGGCAACCTGATTCCGGGCACGGGTCTGGCCCTCAGCAAGCAAAGCAACGCGCGCGACCTGGTGGAAATGGTGGGCCCGGCCGGGGATCTGATCAAGCGCGGCTTCACCGGCGCGGGCGACGTGCTCAAGGGCATCGCCACGCTGGACGCCGCCAGCGTGGGGCGCGGTGCCCTGGAGGTGATGCCCAACGCCGTGCGCAACGCCGTCAAGGGCGCGGACATGGCCGCCAGCGGCATCTACAAGGACAGCAAGGGCTACAAGGTGATCGACACCACCTTGGACGAAGCCGTGTTCAAGATGATTGGCTTTCAGCCGCGCAGCGTGGCCGAGGTGCAGGAGGCCAACAGCTTCATGCAGCGCAGCAAGTCCTTCTACATCCAGACCTCCAACGAGATCCGCGCCCAGTGGGCCAAGGCCCTGTTTGAGAAGGACGACGCTGCCGTGGCTGCCGCGCGCGCCCGCCTGGAGCGCTGGAACAGCCTGAACCCGGATCAGCCCATCCGCATCAACATGCCGGACGTGTGGAAGCGGGCGCGGGAGATGGGCAAGGACCGCACACAGCGGATTGCGGAGACTGCGCCGACGGCGATCCGGCAGCAGATGCGGGCGGTAGCGCTAGAGCAGGGGCGGTGAGGTGCTGGGGGCGAGGGGCGTCTCTACCTTCGCCCACCTGCTGCAGTGGCGTCCAAGCAGTCACCTGCGCTTAGAAGCTCTCCCAATCATCGTTGCTGCTCCCGTTGTTGATGGGGGATTCCTGCGCTGTAGACGTACTACTTGTTGATTTAGAAGCCACTGTTGTGGCGGTGAGTTTGCCTTGGCTTTTGCTGGGCTTCAGCGGCGCCTTTGTTGCCGTGCCCGCGCTCTTTAACGCGTGATTGCTAGGTGTGGTGTATGTCGGTGTAGATACTGGGGTGTTCCCACCAACCTTAGGAGTGTTCGCATTTAGCTTGAACACGGCGACTGCCGTCACTAGCTCACCAGCCTGGGAGTTCAACGAGCTTGCTGCTGCAGCCATTTGTTCCACCAATGCAGCGTTTTGCTGTGTGGCTTGGTCCATCTGTGTGACAGCTTCGCCGACTTGGCTCACCCCTGCGCTTTGCTGACTGCTTGCAGCGCTGATCTCTCCCATGATGTCCGTCACCCGCCGGATGGATGCAACAACTTCGGTCATGGTAGCTCCGGCTTTGTCCACCAGTGCAGAGCCTTGCCCCACGCTTTCAACGCTGGCAGCGATCAAGCTCTTGATTTCCTTGGCGGCTTCGGCCGAACGGCCGGCCAGGCTGCGCACTTCGGCGGCGACTACGGCAAATCCGCGTCCCTGCTCGCCGGCGCGGGCAGCCTCGACCGCAGCGTTCAGCGCCAGGATGTTGGTCTGGAAGGCAATGCCGTCTATGACGCTGATGATGTCGGCAATCTTGCTACTGCTGGAGTTGATGCCCTTCATGGTTTCGACCACTTCGGCTACGACGTCACCACCTTGCACAGCAATGGTTGAGGCATTGACCGCCAACTCGTTCGCTGTTCGAGCGTTGTCGGCATTTTGGCGAACCGTGGAACTCAGTTCTTCCATAGAAGCTGCGGTTTCTTCCAGTGCGCTGGCCTGCTGTTCTGTGCGTGCCGACAGATCGTTATTTCCTGAGGCAATTTGCGAACTGGCGGAGGCAACGCCTTCGGCGTTCTGGCGTACTGAGCTCACAATATTGACCAAGCTTTGCTGCATACGCTGCAGCGCTTGCAGCAAGAGTCCGGTTTCGTCTTTGGATTGCACGACGATCTGA